ACTGATAAACCTGTTGGTGTGCATCTAACTCCCGGCATCAAGCCCGCCCACTATGCGGCGGCAGAAGTAATATTTTTACAAACTGGCTTTAATCTTAATGAAGCCGAGTTTCGTCAAAGAGTTGCCGAGGCGCTTGCCTTGGGACTTCCCGTAATCGTTGCGGAATACGATCTGCAATCTGATTCAAACCTCAGTCGAAGATATGGAGACATCGCTTGCGAAATGGGAGCCATCGGTACAGGAAACGGACGGTCAGTGACGAAATGCGGACAGCGAGAGCAAGCCGCGAAGAAGAAGCCTTGGTATCAGGAATACGAGGAGGAACTGGTTATTGTTGGTATCGCGATGGCAAGCGCCTACGTTGTATACCGATGGGATATTCCGCTGACGATCAGCGCGACAGAGAACAATTATCAGATTGGCCTGAGTAAAGACTTTGAGGAGTCTTCTGTTGGCATCTCTTATCGGGATGACGGCGCAGTAATGGGGACAATTCAATTACGTTTTTAAGGAGGAGAAATGGCGGGTCTGATTAGGGCAAGAACATCAAGTGAGTACAAATCTGGTGGCGGGAAGCCCCGTAATTACAAACAAGAGTACAAAAAATTTCACTCCTCTCCAAAAGCAATTGCGGAGAGAAGTAGCCGAAATAAGGCACGTCGCCAGTTAGCCAAGAAAGGGCTTGTAAAGAAAGGCGATAACAAAGATGTTCATCACGCTAACCGTCGCCCATTAGACAACAAACCATCAAATTTGCGAGTAATGGCAAAGTCAAAAAACAGGTCTATAAAATAATGATGTCACCAGAATTTCTTAAACAACTCCAAGAACTAAGGCAAGCAAGACTTAGAACTCAGGACTTTCAAAAATGGAACGCGGCTAACCCAACCGCCCCTTCTGGAACAGGCGTGTGGAATGCGGCTCCGTGGACTGGACAGACTGCACAAGCAATTGTTTACGATCCTGCAACTGGAAAAGCCTATCCGAATCCTGCGGCGGCATTGTCTGCCGGAGTAAATAACTTTTCGTATCAGATTCCTGCTGGAATGAATGTGGATTGGTCTTACTGGAATCAATTTGCACAACCATCTCCACCCCCTGCTCCTCCAGCACAGCCTTTGAGTGTGACAGATCAAACTGTAGCCGATCCAAACAGTGAGGTTGGAAGTCCACAACCCGCTCCACAGCCAACTCCAGAATCACCTTCTTATCAGTTTTCTGATGAAGCAAAACGATTTGCCGCCGCAGGAATGATGGGTCGCGCCAAGGCCGCAGTCGAAGCGGCGGGCGGAACTTGGACAAAGGATATGCACAGGCAACTTAGAGATGACGCTGAAGGTCAACAGAACTACGGCGGAGATTTTGAAAATCAAAGCACCATTGACGACCTTGTTCAAAAATATGGATTTATCAACCCAACTTCCGGCCAAGGAGGAGGAATTTCTCCGGGGATGTCAATGGGTAAAGCCAAAAGAGACTACGAAAATAAATTCGGGGCGGGCAGTTGGAATAAAGATGTCCATGTTGCTATTAAAGCCTCTCAACAAAGGGCTTATAACCAAAGCAGAACTAAAAAATGAAAATTAACGTAGCGCCTAAAGGCAGAAATGTTGGGTTCAAAAGACGAAAAAGCAAGGAATACACACCTGACTCTATGGATGAAGCCGCTTTAAAAATTGCTGAGATAACTAGTCTTATGGAAGACAGCACAGAGTCCACTATAAATTCAATCGAAATGTTGCGAACGCAAACACTTAGGAAGGCTGAACAGTAATTATGTTTTCCCCAGAATTTTTAAAGCGATACGCTGAAATACAACAAAAGCGAGTTAACCAAGAGGCAACTGCGGAAACTGATGTCTCAGTAGGAGATTCCTCTGACCCAGTAGAGCAAGGTCAGCAGATGATTGGCACTCGTCCGGCGGCATACGCAGATACAACCCCATCAGTCGTTGATGCAATTGTTTACGATCCAAATAGCGGTAAAGCATTTCCAAATCCGAGTGTCGCAGTCTCTGAGGGAGTAACAAATTTTAGTTATCAAGTTCCTTCTGGAATGAACATTGACTGGTCTTACTGGGATAAATTTAAAACTGTTGCACCTACTCCCGCACCTGAAACTGAAATTAAGGTTGAGGATCAAACGGTGACTGCTCCGGAACCAGAGCCAGCCCCAGAGCCAGCCCCAGAGCCAGCCCCACAACCGGCCCCACAACCGGCCCCACAACCGGCTTCAGTCCCATCTCCGCCTCCACCGCCTCCGGCTCCGGCTCCGCCTCCGGCTCCGCAGTCTTTGGGGCCGCAAAAGTCTCAAGAGCAATGGGTCGAAAGAGCAAAGCAACTTGGATGGTCGCCTAATCAATATAGCGGGGCCGCTTATCAGGGTTACGCAAACAAATATCCGGAAAGTGAAAGGGTAAATTACACAAAGCCAAAACCGTTACCCGCACCGCCTCCACCGCCAAAAACCGAACCATCATTTAAAACTGACGAGTGGTGGAATCGACAGTAGTAATGGAATCTATTCCACCCGTTGCGCCCAATGCCCTGATTTACAACGGCGAGATTGGGATCACCGTTTTAGATAATTTTATCTCTGAAGAAGAAAAGGAAGATGCGCTTTCCTTTTTTGAGGACATGGAAAAGTCCACGGTGTGTACCGAGGATGGTAAGGGAGAACAAATTAAATCCCGAACTGGACACAGAAAGTGGATAGACCACACAGAATCTTTAACCTTTTTTAATATGTGCAGTCGTATTGCTCAGTTTGTTGGCACAGAGTTGTCACACGCAGAAAAAGTGCAGTTGCTTCATTACAAGAATGGAGAAAAATACGACCCCCATTTTGATGCGTTTGATCAATCCTCTGAGCAGTGGAACCATTACAACCGTGGTGGACAACGAATTTATACAGCACTAGGTTATCTAAGTGATGTTGTTGAGAACGGCGGCGGAGAAACTGCTTTTCCTGTTCTTGGGTACAGCATACGCCCTCGCGCTAAAAGACTTCTTGTTTTTAGTAACGTGGGAAACGATACAACTAAACCTCACCCAGACTCTCTTCATGGCGGAATGCCAGTAAAAAAGGGAGAGAAAAAATGCTTCACACTATGGTTTCGTGAAAAACCTATAAATGAAGTCTGACGAATTTATTGAGAAGGCAAAAGGGTACTTACCAACCGCAACGCTTGAACAAGCCGGAACGTTTTACAAAAATCTTCTTGAAAAAAATTACAACCCCGAAATCATTCGGGAACTTGCAAAAATAGACCGCTGGTTTCTTCTTGTAATCCTTTTAAACCGTAAGGATGCGGTTCATCCTTGGTTATATGACCGATGCAGAGAAGTTGAGAAGAATCCAGACGGCCACCTAGATTTATGGGCTAGGGGCCATTACAAATCCACGATCATTACCTACGCGGGAACGATTCAGGAAATACTGAAAGACCCCAACATCACAATTGGGGTTTTTTCGCATACAAGGCCAATTGCTAAAGGCTTTCTCAAGCAAGTTAAGCGTGAGTTTGAAATTAACGAATTTCTCAGGAGTTTGTTTCCTGAGATTTGCTATCCCAATCCAAGACAGGATTCACCTCAATGGAGTGAAGATGCTGGAATTATCGTTAATAGGAAGTCAAATCCTAAAGAGGCAACCTTAGAAGCATGGGGTTTGGTAGACGGACAGCCCATATCCCGACACTACGATTTAAGAATTTACGACGATGTTGTAACAAGGGATTCTGTCAACACTCCAGATCAGATCGAAAAGACAACAGAGTCTTTAGACCTATCGCAGAACCTTTCCGGCGGCGCGAACCGAGAGTGGTACATAGGGACACGGTATCACTATGCAGATACCTATCGAGAGTTGATCGAGCGCGGGACAAAAACCCGCATCTACCCCGCAACAGACTCTGGCGCTCCGGATGGCAACCCGATCCTTTTGACAACAGACGAGTGGGATAAGAAAAAATCTTCGATGGGCCAATATGTTTTGGCGTGTCAAATGCTACAGAACCCCATAGCAGGGTCTGAACAGGTATTCGATCCGGAGTGGATTAGGCGAATAGAGATTAGACCAAGAATTTTAAACATCTACATTCTTTGTGATCCAGCCCATTCTAAGAAAGCATCTTCCGATAGAACCGCTATTGCAGTGATCGGAATTGATCATGCCTTTAATAAATATTTACTTGACGGGCTTTGCCATCGACTGAATTTAAAAGAGCGTTGGCAAGCACTGTCAAAGATTCGAAATCGGTGGCTAAGACAGCCCGGAATTCGAACAGTAAAAGTTGGTTATGAGCGATACGGAAAAGATTCCGATATTGAGCATTTCAACGAAATGATGAAGATTGAAAACAATTATTTTCCAATTCAAGAATTGGCGTGGCCGAGAGAAGGGCCGGGTTCTAAACGGGATCGAGTCCAAAGATTACAGCCCGACTTTGAGAACTGGCGCTTCTTTCTGGCCCCGTCAGGAGACAACTTAACGTCAAAACAGAAAGTTGCATTTGAGCGAGGCGATGGATCATTAATTTGTCGCCCAATCAAGCAGAAAGATGAAAACAACAGGGTTTATGACGTTACCCAAAGAATGCTTGATAACGAGTACAACCTTTTCCCAGCAGTCCATGTCGATATGTTGGATGCGATGTCTCGCATTTACGACATACAGGCTTCTCCACCACAAACGTTTTTCTCGGACGATCTAGAGCCAGAAGCGTTGCCAGCCTATTGAGGAAGTTATGGACACAGATGAACTAGCAGTGTCTTTCTTGCAGAACTTCATAGATGTTCCTGAAAGTGAGTTGGCAGAAATGGCAATAACGCAGTGTCTTAGTGACCTCCTTGAATCCATTGTGATTGAGACACGCGAATTAATTTACGAAGAAAAAAATAGGACGATTCATTGAGCAAAGTAAAAGTTAGAAACTTTCCTTGGAAAGAGTTTGTAGATAAGGCCGCAGGGCCGGAAGAGCCTATTCCAGTTTACAACTTTCCTAAGAGGAAACTTTACGAAAACCCACACAGACCTTACGGGCCAAAAAAATGAAAGAAAAAGTTATTAAATTTTTTGCTGAAAATCCAAGAGTGAGAGCAATTGCATTATTAGCAATTTCCGCACTTGTGCTTTTTGCGATCTTTGGATGAAAGTTTTAGTCGATGCCCACAAGGGCGGCATGATGCAGGAAGCGGCTCTGATCAGTATGGTCAAAAATATTGCTGACGTTCTTGAAAAACATTACCCCGGACATGCTTGGGCGGTTGGCCCCAGCAATGATTATTCAATGCTTGCAATATGGAACGAGGCGTTGTCTATGCAGTGGGGTATGTGGATAAGAGTTAATGAGATTGATCCAGACTATAAGAACGTAATGAGATGGGCTGGAGAGTTGCTTGAACGAGCAAAACTTTCCAGAGGGGCCGCTAATTTGTCAGAAATTGAAAGTCTTGAGCGCGATGCTCGTGGCGAGGTGAAATTCGATCAATGAATGAAGAAGTCCCTTTAAATCAAGTTATCGAAGAGGGTAACTCCAAATGGCTTGTTCTTGCGAGAGAAGCATACAACTCTTCAACCTCGTATCTTGATGCAAACTATCGAAGGCAGTGGGAAAGAAACATCTCACTTTTTCAATCAGAGCATCCATCAGGATCAAAGTACCACACCGCTGGTTACCAACATCGGTCACGTCTATTTAGGCCAAAGACTCGATCCGCCATACGGACTAATGAAGCGGCAGTCGCGGCGGCGTTTTTCGCAACTGAAGACATTGTCTCTGTTTATCCTGAGAATGATTCTGACCAAGAGCAACGCGAATCGGCAACTGTTTTAAAGCATCTTCTTCAATATCGATTAACAAAAACTATACCTTGGTTTCAAACGTTAGTAGCGGCTTACCAAGAATCTCTTGTAATGGGTTCTGTCGTTTCTCATCAATATTGGGAATACAAAGAAACAAAGAAAAAAAGAGAAGTTGAACTAGTTGATGAGCAAGGAAATTTAGTTCTTGATGAAAACGGTGAGGCCGTTACAGAGTCAATTGATGATGTCACTATCGCTAAAGATTGCCCTTATATTCGTTTAGTTGCATCAGAAAATTTTCGGATCGATCCGGCGGCTGACTGGAACGATCCAATAAGCACAACTCCATTTCTTATTGAAATTCTCCCGATGTACTTACAGGATGTCATCGAAAAGATGGCGAACATTGATCCTAAGACTGGAGAACCAAAATGGAAACGGTTGTCGATGTCTGAATTAATGCAAGCCACTCAGCGTAGTGAGTTTGATTCAACCAGACAAACAAGGCAAAAAAATCGACAAGACCCAATCGCAGATCGACAAGAAAAAATTACAGATTACACAACAATCTTTATCCACAAGAACATCATAAGAAAAAATGGAAAGGATTGGCTGTATTACACAGCCGGAACTGAGCATATGCTCACCGAGCCTGTCCCACTTTCTGAAGCCTACCCTCATTTAAAGATGGGCGAACGCCCATACGTTATGGGAGGCCCAACTATTGAGGCTCACAAAGTTTACCCAGCCTCAATGACTGAGTTAACTCAAGATTTGCAGACAGCCGCGAACGATATTGCAAACCAAAGAACTGACAACGTTCAACTAGTTCTTAACAAGCGTTACCACATTCGCCGCAGTGCAAACATAGATATCCATGCGCTTAAAAGAAGCGTTCCGGGCGGCTCAGTAATGATGGACGATCCAATGAGTGACGTTCAGATTGTTAACACGCCCGATGTGACTGCAAGTTCTTACGAAGAACAAGATCGACTCAACGTTGATTTTGATGATATTGCCGGAAACTTTTCGCAAGGCACAGTGCAAACCAATCGTTTGATGAATGAAACTGTTGGCGGCATGGAGATGCTTTCTTCAAATGCAAATTCAATTATTGAATACATGATTCGAACGTTTGCAGAAACTTGGATTGAGCCTGTCCTTAGTCAATTAGTTCGTCTTGAGCAGTACTATGAAACAGACGAAGTTATTTTAACAACAGCAACTAATCGAGCCTCAGAAGAGAACCCAGATGAACCCGCATTTTTTCAACGTTACACCGGAGAAGATGCAGATAACTTGCTTGCTCACAATATGACTGTTGGCGTAAATGTCGGAATCGGTGCTACTGACCCGATACGAAAAATTGAAAAGTTGTTGTTGGGTATTCGAACAATGGGTGAAATTAATCCAGATATTGTGGCGACCCTTAATCAAGCAGAAGTTACAAAAGAAGTGTTTGGCGCTTTAGGTTACAAAGACTCGAAACGATTTATTACAGAACAAGATCAGACCGTTATTAGTCAGTTACAGGCACAGGTCGAAGAACTTTCTGGTGTTGTACAACAACTTACTGATAAAGGCGCACTCAAACAGATTGATGCGGAGTCGAGAATTGTTGCGGCTCAAATTAAAGGTCAGTCTGATGTTGCGGCGGCAAAAGAGAAAGCACTGGGAGGCATTATGGCTACCCAGATTGCTTCTCAATCTAGGGAAGAAATCGAAGGCATGAAGCGACAGTTGTCTTTGATTGATTCCAGACTTAAAGCAGAAAAGAACGATATTTCACGGGGCGAATTACTACTACAAAAAGAAGCCCTTGTTCATAAGATGCTCATGGAGGAACCAGAGATCGGTGTTTCGCCCGGAAATGACGAAGGGAAACAGATGTCTGATGTGTTGATGAATGACCAGTACGGGAAGGTTCCCGGCGCAGAGGGTTAATGGACGAAACTGAATTATTGATCGCGGAGTCAAGACTTGGACTCCAAACAAAAGAATTTCTCAAATCACCAATTGGTCGCTACATCGTAGGCAGAGCGGATAAAGCAAAAGAAGAAGCATTTGATGCTTGGACAACTTGCAATCCTTCTGATGCCGAATCGATTAGTGAACTTCAATTCAGGGCAAGACTGCCCGATCTAATCACTGGATGGCTTGATGAGGCTATCAATCAAGCAGAGTATGCAGAACAAACTCTAAACGAGTTTAAGGAGTAAGTATGGACGCTATCCAACCGGACGTGGACAACCAAGAGGTTATGCCGGAAGAATCACCTGTAAAGATGTCTAGACAGCAGGAAGAACTAGAACGAATTGCAGAAAGTGTCGGTGAAGAACACGGGATAGAAGGCACTTTTGACCAACAAGAAGTGCAGGAAGTAAATGAAGAACTACTTAACCCCCTTAGAAAGCAGGGCGATCAGTATTACGCAACTGCAAAAGTAAATGGGGAAGAGGTGGATGTTCCTTGGGATGAGGTCTTAGCCCAATATCAAAAGAACTCTGCCGCAGATAAAAGACTTCAAGAAGCCTCAGATCGACAACGAGAGTTGGAAGAATACGAGGCTAAATTGAACGCTTATAGGCAAGACCTAGAAGCACAAACCCGTCAGCCATCTCCGGACGCTGACACTCAAAAATCGCTATCTTCGGACGCGACTGACGCTCTATATGAGCAATACCATGATGCCCTTTTCCAAGGCGAAGAGTCTAAAGCAAGTTCATTGCTAAAACAGATTCGTGCCGCCGAGAATCAAGCGCCTCAGATTGACTTAGGTTCAATTATTGAGAGAACGAAAGCGGAAATTCGGGAAGAGGAGAAACAGGCCAGAGATCGTGGGTATGAGATGAGAAGACAAGATGCCGTGCAGATGTTCCATAGTGAATATCCCGACATCTCAGGAGACTCATCTTTGCTTGCTGTCGCTGACCGCCGTTCAGCAGAACTCTATAAAGATAATCCTACCCGTGATCCTTGGGACATTATGCAGGAGTGCGGCAATTTTGCCCGTGACTGGCTAATGAGTCATACCAAGAAAATGGGCGGTGAATCGAAAGACGTTATACGTCAAGAGCGAAAGCAGAACTTGGAGGAAGTTGTTCCTAAAACAGTCAGAGCCAGTATTGGCGAAGACGAAGTAGAACAAACTTACTCCGACATCATTTCGGAAATGAAACAAGGCAGGGGTCAACCCGTCTAGTTTTAAACTTAACTTTCAAAAAAGGAACTAAGCATGGCTGGTCAAGTATGGGGAACTAATACCCTCGGTGGGTATATGTACTCCCTAAATTTGTCAAAAGAGTTACGCATGTCCTTACGTCCGATTGTTAAATTCCGTCAGTTCGCGGATGTCAAAGACGCCGCTCATCAAGGTCTGAACAAAGGCGACACATTCCATTGGAACGTGTACTCCACTGTTGCGACTGGTGGTGCGGCTCTCACTGAAGGCACTGCGATTGCTGAATCGAATTTCACAATCACGCAAGGAACCATGAGTATCACTGAGTACGGAAACTCAATTCCATTCACCTCCAAACTAGATGATTTGTCGGAGCATCCTGTTAAGGAGATCATTCACAAAGTCCTCAAGATCGATTGCGCTCAAGTGCTGGATGATTTGGTTGCAGACCAGATCGATACCACACCTTTGCGTGTTGTTCCGACTGCGGGTACAGCAACCGATGCGGTCACGTTGACCACTAACGGTACTGCCACGCTGACGAACAATGTCGCTCTTGGCAAGGATCACGTCAAAGCAATCGTAGACACCATGAAGGAGAGAAATATTCCTTCCTACGAAGGTGATGACTATTTCTGCCTCGCGTGGCCTACCACGTTCCGCGCTCTCAAAAACGACTTGGAATCGATTAATCAGTACGTCGAATCTGGGTTCCAGATGATCCGCAACGGTGAAACTGGTCGTTACGAGGGTGTGCGCTTTGTCGAGCAGACCTATCGTGCCAAGGGCGGAGCCGCCAGTGGTATGGGTACTGCCGCTGGAGCATGGACGAATGCCAAGTCGGATTGGGCAATTTTCTTTGGCTCCGATACGGTTGCTGAAGCGGTTGCTATCCCCGAAGAAATTAGGGGAAAAATTCCGACCGACTTCGGTAGAAGCCGTGGGATTGCGTGGTATTACTTGGGAGGCGCTGGCCTCGTTCATTCAACTGCATCTGAAGCCCGCGTTGTTATGTGGGATTCGGCGGCTTAAAGGAGGAACGTAAATGGGACAGTCAACTCAAGGAGTAGGCGTGAAGTCAGGTCTTTCGGATCAGCAGAAGATTACCTCGTCCTTAAAGGATTTGGGCCTTGCCGCACATGGCAAGAACCAGCGTCCTTCAGGCGTAGGCTCTTCTAGCAAAGCCCCTCACGGGACTACGTTAGACCCAAAGCGTTAAACCGCAACAAGAGAGGGGGGCATTAGCCCCCCTTTTCTTTTAGGAGATAAAAATGTCGTTAGACAAAATTAACTGGTTCAAGATGGAAGCAAACATGAAGGACTCTTCTATCTCTTGTCGGTATGGAGATATGGGTACAGGCTACGACGATTACGAATCAGAAAGCACTCCCAAAAAAGCCCATCACGTTGAAGGAGATGAGTGGAAAACAGGGGTGGTCAGCCCAACGCCTATGCATAGTTCAGTGCGTATGTCGTGGACGTGGCCGACAACGGTTCGCAAAGTAATGAATAAGAGTTAAGTCATGGCACAAGGAATGGGTGGTGGTCAGGACTCTTCCGGCCCAGATGGACTTGGTGCGGGTGGAAATCAAAACGGTGGAGGGAATCCGGCAGATGCCGCTCAAGGAAATTCGACAGGTGCCTCTCAAGGGAATACGGAAGATGCCGGTCAAGGGCATCCAGATTGGGGCGGAAATGGAGTTGCCAATCAACATGCGGCCCCAAGTGGCGTTGAAAGCGATACACAAGGAGCCGCTTTAGGAATAGACAGCCAAGGCAATGTCTCAGAAAGTGTTGATTACGGCTATTACGATCCATCACCAAATAGAGTAAATCTTGGTCATACATGGGGGGAGAGAGCGCAAGACAAATATGGCGCAAGAACCACAGTAGATCAACGCTCCTTAACAGAAGGAGAAGTCAATCGCGCCATCAGAAGTTTTCAGACTATCGAAAGTTACACAGAGCGGCAGAAAGCAATTAAAGAGTGGAAAGAAAAAAATAAAGTTGGCCTTCGCCACTTGTCAGTACAAAACGCTAAAAAAGAATACGGTATGGGCATGTTTGGAACGCCAATGATGGGACTCTTGGGGCTGACAAGAAACGTAATGCATGGGTTACTGGACAAACTGGGTTTTACAGTCGGGATCGACACTCCGGCTATGGATGCTTTAAACAGAGCCGCAAGACAAGCGGGTGTAGATGATAAAGAAACAGGGGAATACTCTGAAGTCGAAGCAATGGAAGTTTGTAATTCGTTGCAAGGCTATCAATGGAACCCAACTAATAAAACCTGTGAAAAAGTGTCATCTGGCGGAGTGTAGATGAGAATAACTCATGTACCGAACAAGAAATGGCAAGAACTAAGCAACGAAGAACTAGGCGGCAAAAGAGAAAACACTGTTTGTCTCATTAGGTACGGCGGGTACGGAGATTTAATCCAAGCAAGTTCTATTTTTCCTCTTATTAAAGAGCAAGGAAAAAAGGTATGTGTAAACGTTACTGAAAACGGGTACTCAATTTTAAAAAATGATCCGAATGTCGATGAACTTTTAGTACAAAAAACTGATCAAGTTCCTAATGAAGAACTTGGCGGTTATTGGAAAAGACTTCGTCGGGTCTTTCCAAGTGTTATTAATTTAAGTTGCGTTGTTGAGCAAGGGTTATTGGCGCTTCCCAATAGTTCTTTGTACACAAAAAGCAAAGAAGCCCGTCACAAAAAACTAAACAAAAATTATTCTGAGGCACTGCACAATAAAGCAAAAGTGCCACACATCTTCTACCCAGGATTCTACCCAAGTACTTCAGAAAGAAAGTGGGTAGCAGAGCAGAGACGAAACATGCGTCTTGGTTCGAACCACTACGTTATTGTTATCGCGTTATCTGGATCATCTGTACACAAGGCTTATCCGTATATGGATTCAGTTATTGCCTACTATTTAATGGAAGAGCCAACAGCAAGATTTGTTCTGGTTGGAGAAGAACTTTGCAAAATGTTGGAAATGGGCTGGGAAAAAGAACCAAAAGTATTTTGTAAAAGCGGTGACTGGTCAATCAGACAATCTTTGGCATTTGCTCAAACCGCTGATCTTGTATTAGGCCCAGAAACAGGGGTTCTAAACGCAGTAAGTTCCGAGGATGTAGCAAAAGTTGTAATGCTTAGTCATTCGTCGGAAGAAAACCTCACCAAACATTGGATTAACACAACCGCTGTCTCGTCTGATGCGGAGTGTTACCCGTGCCACAAAATGCATTACGGATTCGCAACCTGTAATAGGCATGAAGAAACAGGCGGCGCTATGTGTACCGCACAACTAGACCCAAAAAAAGTAGTCGATGCTATCGATTATCACTGGAATTTAAAGAATGACATTTCTAGAACTTTGTCAAACGGTTAGACAAGAAGTTGGTATCTCTGGCACTGGGCCGAGTACCGTCCTGAATCAAGAAGGTCAGTTAAAAGTCATTGTTGATTTTGTAGCGGAATCTGATTATCAAATACAGAGTCTTTGGCACGACTGGAATTTTCTTTGGTCACAATATTCGTCAACTCTTTCTACAGGAACAAGAGCGCCAGCGGTTCAAAAACCGACTGACTTTAGTAATTGGGACATGAGATCATTTTTCCTTGACTACACAACAAATGACTCGACTAATTTAACTCCATTAAGTTATGTCGATTGGAGAGCAGACTTTCGACAAGGGGTGGCAACGAATAGTTCTCCCACATACATAGTTGTTCAGCCCGACGACAATGTCATTGTTGATCCCCCACCAGATCAGTCTTACACAATTACGGCTGATTATTGGCGAGTTCCTACTCGAATGAGCGCGAACACTGATGTCTCATCAATCCCTGCCCAGTTTCACAGAATAATTGTGGCAAGAGCGAAAACGATGTGGGCGGAACGAGAAGAGGCTCCAGAAATATTGCTGGCCTCGGTTGCTGAATACCAAGACCTTTTAGATAAATTGGAGTCTCAGTCACTTCCGGGGCAAAGAAATCGAAGGTTCGGAAATCTTGATGTAAATGAAGTTGTTCAGCCAATATGACAAATATTTACGCTGAAATTCTTAACAGGAGTAGTTTGCCATCTTCGTCAATGAAGGCAAAGTATTTTCCGTTTGTTGGTGGAGAAATACTTACTGATCCTGCATTGTCTCAGCCGCCGGGAAGCCTTTTGTATGGGAAAAATTACGAGGTATATCCTGAAGGCGGATATCGACGTATTGATGGTTACGAAAGATTTGATGGTCGTACAAAACCGTCTGAAAGTATCTACTGGATACTTGAGTTTCAAACCGGAACCGTAGCGGCTGTAGATACAAACGTAATCACTGGAGCAACATCCGGTGCTACTGCTGAACTAATTGCAGACGCGGTCGTTGAAAGCGGAACCTATGGCGGCAGTGATGCAGTTGGTTATATGGCTGTCGCATTGCTTACAGGTTCGTTTCAAGTTGGCGAAAATATTCAAGTCAGCGCATCAACAGTTGCTGTTGTCAAAACTGTAGAAAATGCACTTGGCGCTACGACTGACGCTTTGGATACGACTTATTCTCAGGCTTCTATTGAAAGAGCAAGATCAAAAATTGGAACCGTTACAGGATCGGGCGCAATACGAGGTGTGTGGTCTTACAGCGGAAATATTTATGCCTTTAGGGATAATGTTGGTGCAACCGAATGCAATATGTACAAAGAGTCGGCTTCAGGCTGGACTGCTGTTGATCTTGGTCAATATATAAAATACAACAACGGTACTGCCGCAGTTGCTGAAGGAGTTACGTTAACGGGCGTTACATCTGGAGCAACGGGTGTTGTTCGTAGAGTAACCATAACAACGGGAACCGTTGGATCAAGTGACGCTACTGGCGTATTTGTTCTTACAGGTGTAACTGGAACTTTTGTTTCTGGAGAAAACCTTCAGGTTAGTGCTTCAACTGTTGCGGTATCGACAAGCGCCTTAGTAACGATCTCATTAGTTCCGGGCGGTCGATATGAGTTTGTAAATTACAACTTTGGCGGTTCGACATCTACCTACAGGATGTATTGGGTTGATGGATTTAATACTTGTTTTGAATGGGACGGTACTTATGCCGTTCCAATTTTTACAGGTATGACTATTGATACGCCAAGGCATATTGCGGCACATAAAAAACATCTTTTTCTTGCATTCCAAAAAGGGTCTTTACAGCACTCATCTATTGGTGATGCATATGGTTGGAGCGTTGTCACTGGGGCCGCAGAAATAGGTACTGGTGGTGAGATTACTGGGCTACAAGTTCAGGCAGGAGATGCGATGGCGGTTTTCAATCGAAATCGTATCTACATTTTATATGGCACAAGTTCCGCAGATTGGAATTTAAAAACATTCTCTAATGATTCTGGCGGTGGTGAGTACACGATACAGAATCTCACGGAAACAATGTTTCTAGATGATCGCGGAATAACTACTTTATCGGCGGTTAATGCTTATGGAGATTTTGCAATGAACTCCATCAGCAAAAAGATTCGCCCAATTATTTCTGACAAGAAAGGGCTATCAATATCGTCAGTTCGAGTAAGAGCAAAAGGTCAGTATCGATTGTTCTTCAACGATGGAACTGGGATTTACGCTACTTTCTCTGGAAACAAGATTGCTGGATTTATCAGAGTTGATTTAGGAAAAGTTGTTTATACCGTATGTTCTGCTGAAGACTCCTTTGGAGATGAAATTCTTTTCTTTGGTTCCGATGATGGTTATGTGTACCAAATGGACAAAGGAACTTCTTTTGACGGCTCTTCCATCGAAGCAATGTTAAGGCTTTCTTACTACCACTTTGATACGCCGACCAGAGACAAAAGATTCCGAAAAGTTCAGTTTGAAATGACGGCAGATTCTAGTGTCTCTGTTCAATTTTCTCCGGACTATTCGTATTCAGACCCAGACGTTCCAGAAGCAAGAACCAGAACTCTGTCTATTGATGGAAGTGGTGGTTACTGGAACATCGATAACTGGGACACTTTTAACTGGACAGGACAGATTATTTCAACGTCAGAAGAAAATCTTGACGGGATTGGAACGAACATGGGAATGCTCATCCTTTCAGAAGCAACATACGAACAGCCTCACATCCTTCAGGGCGTGACGGTTCATTACAGTCCAAGGAGGATTCGCCGCTAATGGCAAACGATTATTACACCAGACAAGGCTCGTACACTCGCGGCACATTAGCCCGTGGCGACGTTGTTAAGTCGGATTACGATGCGCTTGTTACCGCATGGGACTTGGGTGAAACAAATATTAAACGTGCGCTCAAACTTCCTGAAGAAGGCTCACCCCAGACAGACTGGAAAATTACCGAGAACGCCACAAACAGAGCAAACAACGTTATTGGCTTTGACTCTAACGGTGATCTTGAACTTCAAACTGGAGTTGGATCGTGGGAAGGAACATGGGCCACTAGCACTGCTTACGCTTTGCGTGATGTTGTTGTTGACGGTGCGGCAGGGTCAAACACAGACAATCTCTATATATGTATTGTCGCCCATACGTCAGGTACTTGGTCAACTGATCTAGCCGCTTCAAAATGGGAGTTGATGGTTAACGTAAGCGATGCCCGTGACTGGGCGCGTAAGACCGATGGAATCGTTGACTCGACGGATTACAGTTCCAAAGCATATGCAATCGGCGGGACTGGAGTAACCACAACAGCATCTAAAGGTGCGGCTAAAGAATGGGCGACCACGACTGGTGGCTATGTCGATACGGCAGAGTACTCTGCTAAAGAATATGCGATTGGCACAACGGTAGCCGCAGGGTCAGCAAAAACCCATGCAGATGCTTCTAGTGTTTCAGCCGCGACCTCGACAACCCAAGCCGGAATCTCTACAGCCCAAGCAGTAATTTCTACGACGCAAGCCGCCGCAAGTTCTGCAAGTGCAAGTGCGGCGGCAACAAGCGAAAGCAATGCCGCTACTAGCGAAACGAATGCGGCATCATCGGCTTCTTCAGCCGCCGCCGATCTAGCGACCTTCCAAGGACAGTACCACGGCGCGGCGGCAACCGATCCATCAACCGGATTGGATGACGGCGACCTGTACTTCAACACGACCAACAACGTGATGATGGTCTACGATGCAGGGACGACCACATGGTTAAGAACCACACCGACCACGACTGAACAGGGTCACATCAATACGGTCAGCGGAATTAGCAGTGATGTAACTACTGTTTCCGGCATTAGCGCAAACGTTACAACGGTTTCTGGAATCTCCGCAAACGTAACCACTGTTGCAGGAATCTCTAGCGATGTTACTTCGGTAGCGGGAGATGCCACAGATATTGGAGTGGTAGCGGGCGCAATTTCGCCAACTGACAATGTTGGAACGGTTGCGACAAATGTTGCTAACGTCAATACGACAGCGGGTTCAATCTCGAATGTAAACACAGTCGCCGGATCAATTGCTGACGTTAATCGATATGCAAACGAGTACACGATATCTGGCTCTTCTCCGAGTTCACCCTCTGAAGGTGATCTTTGGTATGACACTTCAGCGAATATCCTGAAGTACTACAACGGAACCGTATGGGCGGGTATCTCAGGCGACACCGACGTGTTGGTAGGTAACTCTGCATCAGACACGACCCCCGGCTATTTATCTGCAAAGGTAGCGGCGGGCAATAACGTAAGCATTACAACACTCAACTCAGGCGGTAATGAGCAACTTCAAATCACGGCATCGGATAACAGTGCCGCAATGGCCCTTGCACTAGGAGGCTGATCAATGGCAAACGCATTTAAAAACGCAGGGGCCGCAATAGGCACATCTCGTACAGATGTCTATACCTGTCCCGGCTCAACCGAAGCGGTAATCCACGCCGTCTACTTGTCCAATGTGGATGGGGCAAACAGCGTGGACGCAACAATCGAAGTCTATGACGGTTCGGCAACGACATATTTCCATGTCGGCAAAACGCTTCCGGTTCCGGCTGATTCAACTTTGGTTCTTGATAAACCTATTAACCTTCAAGCAACTGACAAGTTAACGGTGACGGCATCTGCCGCATCTGACCTTGAGTGCTTTATTAGCGTTCTGGAGATTACTTAATGCCTTACATTGGTAACGCCGTAAGCAAAGCCTCTCAAACGAGGCGCTTTGACGTAACAGGCTCAACCAGTGCGACTCACACGCTTTCTTGGGTTGCACCAAACGAGCAGTCACTCATCGTCACGATTAACGGTGTTAAACAGCATGAGGATGCTTATTCTGTTTCTGGCACGACACTGACGCTGACTTCAGCACTTGTTGCCGCTGACAAACTTGAGGTTGTTGGAATTATCGATGTCGGCACAACCGACACTCCGGCTCAAGACTCAGTCAACACCGATCAACTAGCAACCACAGGCACAGCATCGTCATCTACGTTCTTGCGTGGTGACATGGCTTGGACTGCTGTAAGTGATGTTAGTGGATTTAATTCTATGCAACAGTTCACCAGTTCGGGAACGTGGACGAAGCCGTCTGGTATTACAAAAATTGTGGTTGAGATTTTTGGTGGAGGCGGAGGCGGCGGAGGCGGTCGATCAAGCGGGTCGTATCCAAACGGTGCAAACGGAGGCGGCGCAGGTGGTTACTCAATGAAGGTAATCGACGTTTCATCCATTTCAACTGCAACAGTCACGATTGGTGCCGGATCATCTGGAGCGGCGGCTGACAATGATGCTTCTGCGGGTGGAAATTCAACTTGGGTTGATGGAACAAATACGCTCACCGCAAACGGTGGAACTGGCGGTCTAATGGGGCAGAACAATATCAGCAACCTTGGAGGCACAGCATCAGGCGGGGACATAAATGTTTCTGGTGGTGCGGGAGAGTGCGGGTATCACAACTCAACTTTGGGTCATGGTGGCACCGGAGGTATTCAGTCAGGGTCAGTTGGCGGTTGCGGTGTCGGCGATTACTACGGCAATACCGCTTTAACTTGTCGAAACGCTTTTGGGTACGCGCATGGCGGAGCAGGTGGAAACGGGTCAGCGGGTGGCGGTACAAAAACAGGCGGCAACGGAGCGGGTGGTTGGTGCAAAGTCATGGAGTATAAATAAATGAAATATGCAATTGTAAACAGTGGAGTTGTAAGGAACATAATCGAGTGGGATGGCAGTAGCGAATACCACACAGACGGCACTTTGATCGAGGCGGATGCAAACGCTTATATCGGTGGAGTCTTTGCAAGCGGTGCTTTTGTTGCAAGACCACCCGAGCCAGAGCCAGAGAAAACCGCAGAGCAAATTAAAGCGGAAGAAGATCGAGCAAGTGCCATGAGCAAACTTGCGGCGCTTGGCCTTAACGATGATGAGATCAAAGCGATCATCGGAGGCTAAGAATGACGAGAACAGTTATTCGCGCAGATGATATTGCATCAGGCGCTGTTCCAGAAAGCGGTCTTGCATCTGTACAAACCTTTACTTCATCAGGAACGTGGACGAAACCGTCTGGCATTACCAAGGTCAAAGTTTATGTTACTGGCGGTGGAGGTGGTGCAATGAATCAAACCACTATGAATACTTCTAGCGGGGGTGGGGGTGGTACAGCAATAAAACTTATTGATGTTTCATCAATTTCATCAGAAACAATTACGATTGGATCAGGAGGGTTGGGTGTTGAGACAGAAACTCCATCCAGTGACGGAGGAACATCATCATTTGGCTCTCATTGTTCAGCAACAGGCGGTCAATGTGGAACACAGGGTAGCGCCCCATCTGGAATGACAACTTATTCTGGTGGAGAAGGAGGAATAGGTTCTAGTGGAAACATAAATCTTAAAGGTCAGGGTGGGATGAGAACTGGTAGCGAAAATGTTTACATTAGCGGAGGTGATTCATTTTGGGGAGGTGGTGGCAGAGCCTCTCTTGAAGGAGGTACGTCAACGGACGGGTCGCATGGCGGTGGAGGCGGTTGTGCATACAGTAACAGTTACGCCGCAGGTGATGGTGGTGACGGAGTAATTTTTGTTGAGGAGTACAAGTAATGAGTTACATCGGAAAAGAACCAGAGTTTACTTCGTACCCATCCAAGTTTTTTAACGGTGATGGCACAGCCATGACTGTATCTCTTGATTACGGCCCACCTAACGATGCGGCACTACTTGTCTTTATTGACGGTGTACGCCAAGACACAGGCGCTTATTCGGTAGCGGGTACTAACCTTACCTTTAGCGACGTAGTCCCTAGCGGAACAGCCAACGTGCAAGTAGTTCATCTTGGTATGTCAGTCCCAGTTGGAACTCCCGGCGATGGAACAGTCACCGTAGATAAGTTGGGAACAAATTTCTACACGAACGAAACAACTATCGCAAGCAGTTACACACTGCCTGTAAATTACAACGCCATGTCAGCGGGTGAGGTTACTGTAACTGGAACCATCACCATACCGACTGGTAGCACTTGGACAATAGTATGAGCCAGTTATCCGTAAACGCAATCGACAAAGAGTCTGGCTCAACGCTTACGTTGGGTGGGTCTGGAACAACCGTACAGCCACACGCATCAGCAACAGTGTCTGGATTTGGCGGTGGCAAAGTGTTGCAAGTTATTCAAGCGCAGAAGTCAAATGTTTTTAGCACTACAGGAACGACTTTTGTTGATATAACGGATTTATCTTTGACGATCACTCCATCAAGCACTTCAAGCAAAATTTTAGTTATGTTTACAGCAATGCTTTCGGGCGACACAAGCGCAACAACTCAAGTAAACCTTTTAAGAGATTCCACAATTTTAGGAGAGGGTTCCACTGGAAGTATGAAAGCGTCAATAAGCAACTACGCAACTGCTAGCCAAACATATAATTCTGGATTGAATTGGCTGGATTCACCATCTTCAACATCATCTTTAACCTACAAGGCTCAATTAGCAACAGATAACACTGGGGGTGTTGTTGTTTACCTTAATCGTAATTCAGCAGATGCTGACTACACAGGCTCATCAACCCTAACAGTAATGGAGATAGGAGCATGAACCATCAAGCAATTTATAACCTATATCCTAATGTTGTTTCTATTGATGACGGTGAAGGAGCAAAAGACAAAGACGGCAACCCAGTTCCTATCGTTCAATCAAACTACGAAGCAGAAGTTGCACGATTGCAAGCCAACTATGAATCAGAACAAATTCAAGCAGAAGC